CAAAAGACAGCTAAAGACCAGTTGTACTATCAGATGTTGGAGTATAACGCACAGCACGGCGACGGCAACCCCGAGACCGTAAATGAAATCTGGACAAACGCTTATGGCGCTTTGACTGAATATCAAAAGCTATTTGGCGAGTTGTATAAGAATATCGACATCGGCAACAAGACTGGTGTTACGGAAGATAAGGGTGGTTGGGATGACTCCAATATTTCTGGAACAAATCCTGATAACAAGCCTACCACTCCCCCTAAGACCGACCCGCCGAAGAACACAAGCACTGCTCCGTCTTTATCTAAGGGCTCGACCATTCAGGTCAAGAAATCTGCCACACACTTCAGCTCCAAGAGCGGTGGTGTCAGAATGGCGTCGTTCGTTCCGGGCGGTTCCTATACGGTTTACCAGACAAGCGGCAACGAAGTCCTTATCGGTCGTAACGGCGTTTACACCGGCTGGATTAAGAAATCTGACATTGTCGGTTATGCGACCGGTACTCGTAACGCTACTGCCGGTCTTCACAGACTGGATGAGCTTGGTTCCGAATACTTATTCTCTTCGCAAGACGGTAATAAGTACAGGGTGCTGAACAGCGGCGATAAGGTTCTGAACGCTAAGGCGACAGACTTCCTTTACGAGTTTGCAAATGGCGGTGGAGAAATCTTAGAAAAGATTATAAAATCCGCCTTTGGCACATCTTTATTCGACCATATTCAGCCCGTTGTTAACCACAACGAGATTGATATGGGAGATGTTATCGTCCAGGGTAACGCCGATAATCGTACTGTGTCCGAGATTCGTAGAGCACAGAGAGACAATCTCACAGAAATGCTTAAGAGTTTGAACAAACTCAACAAATAACCGACTGCGTGGCTCCCTATTATGGGGAGCCCGCTTTAATTTATACACGATTTTATAGGAGGTGATATTGAATGATTCTTGACGGATGTCATTTCGCATACGGAGATTTCAATAGTCGTGAATACGGAATGATTTTTGCGCACTGCGACACCAGTTCGTTTGTTAACCTTATGGGTAATGTAAGTTCGTCTTCTTTCTTCAATAAGCGAAACAAAGTGCGACACATTGTGTCCGATAGCTTTGAAAATTCGCCTATCTCCTTTGAAGCTGAGATTATTGCCGACAACTTTGAAGCATTTACTCTTCAGCATAGGCGAGCTATTGAAAAGGCTTTGTTCAATAAACCAGACTACAGACGACTGTATGTCGATATGGACGACGACATTATGGGTGACAGCTATGAGTATGTCGATGGCTATCTTAAAAGACTGTACTTCAACTGTAGATTTATGAACCCTACGAAAATTGAAGACGGCAGAGGTCTTGTTGTTGGATATAAAGTAACAGTCGAGTGTGATAGCTGTATGGCGTGGCAGGATGCTGTCGAGAAAACATTTAGCATCCCCAGCAATGGAATTGTTAGTATCGATATTGACACCGACATAGGCGGATTTACATACCCAGAAGTCACATTATACATTGGTGCGTCCGGCGGTACTGTGACTATTTTCAATTCCACGGATGACGCTTCCAGATTAACAAAGTTTGGAAACCTCTCTCCCAATATTACCCTTATTCTCAAGGGTGATATCAATTATGTGTCTGGACAAAATTATGAGAAGTTTGAAAACCAGAACTTTATCAGACTTGTAGACGGAGCCAATATGTTAAGCGTAAGCGGCGATGTCTCGTCTATGAAAATTAAATGGCAAAATCGTCGGTTTTTATAAAGGAGGTGTGCTGACTTGTATGTTAGATATGACAGCCTAAATAGGCACGAGCCCTTGACGATGATTCTTTGCAATCCTGGTAGTGTATATTCAGAATCAAACTTTGCTCCGACAAAGGTAATCGGTATCTTAATTGATACATCTGAAGAGGAGCTCTGTATGAACTTCAACCAAGTGTCTGAGCTGAATTTCAGAGTTACAAGGGTACATCGTGAAGACCACGACGAAGATAACCATGCATATAACCTGTATAAGGCTATTCAACCACGCAGGCTTATCTATGTTGCTGGTATTGGTTATTTCATTATCTCCTCTATTGGCGAGGGATATGACGATGCAGGCAATCATTACAAGGACATCGTGGCAAGCTCTATTGAAATGGAGCTTCAAAACAGAAAAATTCCTTACATTGCTGACAGTACATACAGGTTCTTGTCTGATGACGCAAATAACACAACAGGTCTTTTGGAAATGCTTGTAGCAACAATTCCATTATGGACTATCGGCTATGTAGATAATGCGGTTGCATCAAAGTTCCGCACTTTCGAGGACATCGATACGAGCTTAAATATGCACGCATTTATGATTGAGAATATGCAAGATGCCTATGAGTGCATTTTCGTATTCGATGTTATCAGACGAATTATCAATGTGTACGACCAGAACAATTATGTAAGGCAAACCGATATTCATATCACCAAGGAAGACCTCATCCGTAGTATCGACATTACGGAGAACGCAGATAATTTATATACCGCAATCAGTGTTCTTGGCGATGAGAATGTCACTATTTCCGCAATCAACCCGCTTGGCGGTAATGTTATCTACAACTTCGACAACTATCTTGACTGGATGTCAGATGGCTTGAGAACAAAGGTTATAGCTTGGCAGAACGCAGTTGAATCAAACAAGCAGTCGTACTATGACATGAACTTGCGGTATTATACCAAACTCGAACAGGCATCCAACTATCATATGGAACTTCAAAAGATTGCGGCACAAATCACTATGTATAGACGCTGCAGAGACAATATCGTGGCAGAGTCAAGCACTGACTTGGTTGGTAGCTATAACACAGTAATCGTTGAGAACGGCGGTACGCCCATTGAGGTATATGAGGAAATCGGGCAGGTATTGGCTGAAATTGATAACCTGATTGCTTTATGCGAAGACACTCAAGAAGACACAACGACTTTGCTGGATGCAGTAAACGCAGAGCTATCAACGCTCAAAGATTCTATCAGCGCTGTTCATACATCTTTGTCTATGACAAACTACTTCTTTGCTTCCGAATACGAGGAGTTATGCAACTACATCTACGAGGGTAGTTACACCGACGAGTATGTTGTTATTACGGACATTATGTCCTACCCCGAAAAATTTGAGCAAATGAAGGTTTTATACGATAGAGCCGAGATTACCCTGGAAAAAGCTTCAAAACCTACGCAGGAGTTTAACATCGATGTTGAGAACTTTATCTTTGTCAAGGAGTTTGAGCATTGGAGCGAACAGCTTGAGACTGGCTGCTTAATCAATGTAGAACTTGAACAGGATGAGGTAGCCCTGCTCTTCTTGTCTAACATTACTGTTAATTATGACGACCATACTTTGAGTATGACTTTCGGTAATCGCTTTACGAAGTTTGACCCAAAGTCTCTCTTTGAAGATGTACTCGGTAATATTAGCAAGTCTGCCAACACGCTGAACTACATCAAGGATATCCTCTATCCTATAAAGAATGGCGAGTTGAACTATATGCGCGAGGCGTTGGATACATCCAGAAATCTTACAATGCAGGCGGCTCTGTCCTCTACTGATGAGGAAGTTATCATTGATGGTTCCGGTTATACCGGAAAGAAGAAACTTGAAAATGGTACCTACGACCCGAGGCAGGTAAAGATTACAGGTAAAAGCATTGTGTTCACTAATGATGCCTGGGAGACCTGCAAGGTTGCTATTGGAGAGATATTACTTGGTGACAATGAAACAGCTTATGGTGTCAATGCAGAAGTTCTCATCGGCGATATCATTATGGGTAACAACTTACACATCCTTGACAACGAAGGAAATGACCTTCTAACTGTGACTGATAATAAGATTGCTTCAAAAGTTAGTGATGTTATCTACGGCGACGACGACCAACTGCAATCTGATGGTAGCGATAGTATTATCAAAAAGATTGCTGCTGTTGAGCAGACCGCAGATGGTATCAATATTATCGTTGAGCAAATTGCTGTCGAGAATGCAGACGGTACTTATAGTGTAGATGTCGACCAAGTTACAACAAGAACAGGATATACATTTAATCAAGACGGTTTGACGATTTACAAAAGCGGTGAAGAAATCAAGAACCTACTTGATAACACAGGAATGTATGTCACTCGTTCTGGAGAAGAAATTTTAACAGCTAACAACGAAGGAGTTAGAGCAATTAACTTAACGGCAAAGCAGTATCTCATCATCGGAGAGAATAGTCGTTTAGAAAACTATTCAAACGGTACAGACACAAAGAGAACTGCTTGTTTCTATATCGGAGGATAAGGAGGTGGACGAATAATGGCATTAAGCGGTAGCTTTTCACAATACCCCGTAACAGCATCATATGGTAATTTCGGTCTGTATTGCGAGTGGACTGGTTCCCAAAGTTATAGTGGTAACTATACCGACATTACCCTTAAGGTATATGTAAGATACTGGGAATTATATGTTGGTGCTCGTAGCGACAGCACGGTATCAATCAATGGAGTATCTGAAACATACACGGCGGCTGCAATCAGTCACGATGCTAACTCTGACTATTACAAGCTGATTAAGACATATACCGTGCGTGTCAAACACAATGCTAATGGTAAGAAGACAGGAGTTAAGTTATCAGCATCGTGGCGTATGAGCGGTACTTATTCTGGCGTTAGCGTTGGAACAATTACAGCATCAGCCACTATTGACCTTGACGCAATCCCGGTCTATAGTCTGTCCGTCTCCGCAGGAACCGGAAGTAGTATTACTGTAAACAGAACATCCTCTGGATTTGGCGGTACCGGAAACCTGTCGAACGGTGCAACATTATACACTGGCGACAAACTGAAGATTACATTCACGCCGAGTACGAACTATGCGATTCATACACACAAGGTTAACAATACAACCTTCACATCTGGGAATACACATACCGTTTCTGGTAATGTGTCCGTTGTCTCTACCGCACAGGTGCTCGCATCTTCCGTTGGAGCGACAAACGCAAATATCGGTGCTGTATCAACAATCACCATTACAAAGTATAACACGAGTTATTATCACACTTTACAATATAGTTTTGGCAACCTGTCTGGGTATATAACGAGTAGCGGTGGGGTCTCTTCAAATGCATCTAAATTTAGCGGAACGAGTGTTGCGTTCACGATACCAACATCATTCTACGCACAGATACCCAATGC